TCACCCGTGATCGACAAAAACCTTAGCCAATCAAAAAAGGAGAATAATGAGTGACAAAGAAGCATATGAATTAACCGAGCCAATGGCTATGGCAATTACCCATAGGGACAAAGGGATTAATCCGATTAAGCTGCCTGAAATGAATAGGATTTTGGATTTGGTTTTATCGGTAGGGTACACTGCCGGATTAAAAGACGGGGAAGCTAAGGGCTGCCTACATGAAAGGAAAAAACTTTCAAAAATATTAAGACATGTGGAGGGATCCATTAAAAAGGGTATAGATTTTAATGAGTTTCACTATTCGATGGAGGATTACAGATGAGTCACAAAATATTACCTGAGAGAACCCCGGACCAGATCCGGGATGATGCGATGAAATGGTTTAACCAGGTTGCCCCTGCCAAGTATGATGATGGTCAGGCTAGGCAGGAGGTAACCAATAACCTGGACAAGCATCCTGATTTGATTGGTGCAATTGGTGAGGAATTAACTGATGGCATATTTTATTTGCGCAGCTTGAATAGGCAGATTGATGAATTAAAGTTGCAGGTTGACCAGTTACAGAAGCGCAATAAATGGCTTGAGGAAAAATTACGTGATGCACGATTGGTCTAAAAGGAAAGGGAGAGGTTAAATGAGTGCCACCACCACTAAGACTAAGAAGCTGGATCCATCGGTTACTGATTTGGAGAATTTCAGTAAGGAGATATTTGGTATGGAACTGTATCCATGGCAAAGGAAAGCAATGAAAGGGATTACAGGTAAGGGTGGTAAGTGTAGGGTTGCGGTGAGGGCAGCTAATGGTAGTGGTAAGACTACCCATTTGGCTGCCCCTGCTGCTCTTTGGCATGCTTTGATTTATCCTAACTCGATTACGATTACGACTTCGGGGGTGTATCGGCAGGTTAAAGAGCAGATGTGGCCCTGCATTCGTTCATTGGCGGCCAAGGTTAAGGGTTGGGGGATACAGGTTAACCAGACTGATTTGGTTACGAGCACCGGGTCCAGGATAATTGGATTTAGTACGGACGACCCTGGTCGGTTTGAGGGTTGGCATGCGGATAATCTGATGATTATTTGTGATGAAAGTAAGACGGTCCAGGATGGGATATTTGAGGCTATTGCCCGGTGCCAACCAAGCCGGCAATTGGTGATTAGTTCGCCCGGTGGTACGAGTGGTGAGTTTTGGCGGATCTTCAATAAACAACAACACCTTTGGGATTTGCATAAGGTAACTGCCTACGATTGCCCTCATATCTCTGAGCAATGGATTGAGGAACAGTTTGAAAGGTGGGGTAGGGATCATCCGTTGATTAAGTCGATGGTATTTGGTGAGTTTATGGAGGCCGATGATGAACGGTTGGTTATTCCTTATGCTACTTTGGATAATGCGATTGCAAATCCGCCGCGCAAGAGTGGTAAAGATGTAACTTGCGGAGTGGATTTTGCCGGGGGTGGAGATGAAAATGCGATGGCAATCAGGCGGGGGAACAAGGTTGAGAAGATTATTACCTGGCGCGACAAGGATACTATGGCTTCAGTGGGTAGGTTTATTATTGAGTTTAAAAAGGAAGGGCTAAAAGAGGACCAGATTTACTGTGATGTTGGTGGGTTAGGTTTACCCATGGCAGATGCGCTGCGGGAAGCGGGTTGGAACATTCACCGGATTAATTTTGGAGGTCGTGCCCAGGATAGTGATGCGTTTGTGAATCGTTCAGTGGAAATGTGGTTTACTTTGGCAAGGTTATTGGAGAAGTGTGAGATAATTTTGCCTGACGATGAGGTGTTATCACAGCAATTGACTCAACGCCGGTGTTCAGCCAGTAAAAATGGTAAACTTAACCTGGAAAGTAAGTCGGAAATGAAGTCCAGGGGTTTGGCTAGTCCTGACCGCGCAGATGCGGTGGTGATGGCAGTTGCTGCTAAAGGGCAATTGGATGATATGTTGATGGAATACGTTAGACCAAGCATTCATGATGTGTTTCGGGAAGCTAACCAGGGAGATGATTTACCTGAAGGCATGCACGTTGGGCTTTAAAAACGGAAAATTGGCCGGTGGCTTGAGGCCACCGACCAATTTTTATTATGCACTTTACCCTCGTTTACCTCTTCAGTGCTATTGCTGCTAGAGAAACGGCAACCACACCCATGAAAAGGGAATCTGCCAGGGCCATGATGAGTCCTAATTCGTTCATATTACCCCCATTACCTTTTAGACGATTCACTTGTCCACTCTAGTCCCTACTAATACGTCAATTGACGCATTAACTGTTGCTATGGATAAACAAAATTCGTCAATTATAGTTGGATGGGACAATTGTCGCGTAAAGAATTGCATGGAGCAATTATTGATGACCTTGCTGATCGTAATTCATGGGATACCCGGCAAAGCATGTTCTACCGAATGCGTCATAATGGGTTAAGACGCAAAAACAAACCATGGCCCGGCGCGAGTGACGCGCATTTCCCGCTTAGTGACACTGTTATCCAACGGTTGGCACCTTTTTACTTTCAGCAAATGTTTGCTACTGACCTGATCGCTCAATTTACTCCGGTCAGGGATAAAACCACTGCTTATGCAAACGCGGCAGCACAGTGGTTTGATTATCAACTCAAACAAAAATCAAATATCGAGACTGAGGTTCTATCAGTCATTGATTTTATGCTTATGAGTGGGCGCGGGGTCATGAAAACCTATTGGGACCATGACTCTAAGAAACTCGTTTTTGAAAGCATCGATCCGCAACACATTATTGTTCCGACATGGACCCGTAATGTGGCTGAAGCGGATCGCATTGTGCATGTTCAGCATTATTCTGAGGAGGCGTATCGCCGTAATGAATTATTTAAGCAGGATAACCAATTAATAAAACGCATTAAAGGTGCCGGCACTGATGTCCGGGGGGATAACCAAAAGGTTCAAGCCCAGTATCAGCGTGAAGGGTTAACCTTTAATGAAGAGGATTATATTATCGTTTGGGAAGTGTGGTGCAGGGATGAGGATGGGATGTGGTACTGTGAAAGCTTTAGCCCACTACACCCTGAGGAGGATATTCGAAAGCCTTTCGGCTTATCAAAGGAGTACAACAACAAACCACCTTTCAGTCAGTTTGAGTATGAGGTTAAGGATGGTCGTTGGTATTCACCCAGGGGGGTAACGGAAATTGTTGCGGTACATGAGGCTGAGTTGACCAAGCTACTGAACGAAAAGAATGATTACATGACATTGGTTAACCGGCCTTTGTTCCGCTCCGCACGGGAGATACCGAACGCCGCTAACCTGAAGTTCTCACCCGGACAAATTTTACCTTACGACATTCAACCGATTGCTATGCCGGCACCCCCGGTATCATTTGATCAATCGATGATGTTCACCAGGGACATTGCCGAACAACGGGTCGCTACCCCCGATTTCGGCATGTCCCAGAGTTTACAAAACACTGAGAGAAGAACTGCAACAGAGATTAATCAAATTTCAAATCTGTTCAGTCAAAGTTCAGATTTACGTTTGCGCATATTCCGAATGGGACTTGGCCGGTTATATGATTGTGCCTGGATGCTTCTCAAGGAGCACAGCAAGAGTTCACTTGATTATTGGTACGAAGATACGGTTAAGGAGTTAAGCCCGGAGGCATTAAAAGAAACCTACCATATCCGACCCACCGGAAGTGCTGACGGTGTTAATAGAGATTTCATTTATCAGCGTGCGGTTAACCGCATGCAAATGTTCGTTAATGATCCGTTTATTAATCAAGGCGAATTACGCAAGTCAGTCCTGGAAGCTGATGACGTTGCCCTGGTTAAGCGCCTCTTCATGGATCCAGAGTTGAAGATGGCAGATCAGGCAGAGGACCAGGCAAACGAATTAACCTTTATGCGGCTCGGATTCCCGGCAGTGGTTAAAGAAACTGACGACCACGCCACCCATATCCGCACTATTTTGGGATACATTCAATTGTCATCCCAAGTTGGCCGACAAGTTGAACCGATGGAGATGCAAAGACTCCAAGAGCATATAGCTAACCACTTGGAGCTACTCCGTAAAAAAGATAAGGATGCCGCTAAAGAGGTGGAGGCGGAAATTGCCGGCCTACTAGCCGGCTCGCAACCAGTAGCCGAACCTGATCCTAATGCGATGGGGGCACCCGCACAGGAAATGCCAATGGCGCAACCAGCGGCACAACCGGCGGTGGCAGAGCCTGTTTCTTTGGAAACACCTATGGGGGGTAATTACTAATGCTGCGCAAATTGCGAGCCGCGCTAAATTTTATGCGCTTATGTGCATGGACATACGAAAGTATGCCTGAATGGAGAGATCAGGATGCTGTCGGATTGAAAAGATTTTTTCAGGGACAAACAGGGGAGAGGCTTAGATCAACGCTTCTCTCCATGACTGTGCAACAATCCCTGGATGGCACATCCAGGTCTGGTGATCTGGAATATCGCGCAGGTTATGCTGCTGGATTTAGGGGTGCAGTAGCTACCTTGGATGCGCTAATGGCCGAGCCCGTGATCACGGACCCGGAACATCAACCTGATGTGCCCACTGACGATTTGGCGTGGTTAGACTACAACGAAAAATGAGTGACGAAACCGCAACTGATAGGAGTGCCGAGCGTGAGGCTTTACTGGCAGCATTAAATGCTGCTGACACGCCGGCAAGCGAGCAACCCCAGGTGTCCGAAGAACTCGCATCGGACAATCAGAACGATGAGGAGTCATCTAACCCGCCGAAACAGGAGGCCGAAACCAAAGAAATGGAAAATGAGGCACCTGAACAGACAAGCGATGAAGAGACTGAAGAAAAGCCTCTAAGCAACCGGGAAAAGAAATCGAACGAACGCCTTGATAAAAGTTGGGAAAAACTCAACTCGGAAAAGGCGGCGCTCAGGAAAGAGCGTGAAGAATTGGAACAGATGAAGCAACAGGCTTCAGACGACCAGGCTTCACCGGACGATTACCGGGAAATGGCTGAGAGGTACAAGGAAGATGGTGAGACTGAACTCGCTGAACTTGCCTTGGAAAAAGCGAAAGAGGTTGAGCAAAGACGACAAAGCAACGAACGCTTAAAGGTTGCCGAAGAGATACAAGGGGCATGGAATGAAAATCTAAAGGATCTTCAAGCCCAGCACCCTGATCTTGAAAACCCGGAATCCGAAATGAGCAGAGGTGTTGAACATGTCCTGGAACAACGCCCGTACCTAAAGAATTATTCTGAAGGTATTCAGGATGCCGTTGAGTTCGTTAATGCAAAAATCTCAAGCAAGCAGGTCGAGGCATTGCAGAAAGAGAAGGGCGACCTTGAAGCTAAGGTTGCAGAACTAACTAAACAAACAAGTGTCACTGGATCACCTCCTGGGCGAGAGTCCGGGTCCAGCGCAAATTCACAAGCGCCTAAGGAGCAAGTGAGGGAAAAATTACTCTCCGCACTTCAGGAAGCTGATGATAACCAGATTGGACTGAGGATATTCAAGTGACACAAAACTATAGGGGTTAAAAAATCTAATGGCTAATATGACCACGGGCACTGATAATTTAGATGCCCAATTTGCGACATATTTCAGCAAAGAGTTGCTGGAGTATATTACTAAATCCTTGCAGTTGGTACAATTTGCCAACAAAGCACCATTGCCGGCAAAGGCAGGTGCCAAGGACATCAAATGGTTCCGCTTTGACGAACCAAGCACAAGCGCAATTACTACTCTCTCTACTGAGGGTGGAACTTCGGTTACCGAACGTGCGCTGACCTTGGAAGAAGTCACAGCAGCACTCGTACAGTACGGACAAGTGATCAGCTTGACCGACATCTTGCAATTGACTGAATTGTTTAACCACATGGAGCAAGCAATTAAAGTCACTGGCCAGGATGCCGCTCTTCACGCTGACACAATCGTTCGTGACAAGTTATGCTCAAACGTAACCGGCAAGCAAACCCGCATGGCTAATGGTCTTGCTGATTATGCTGCTGTTAACTCGGCTAATGCTGCCGATGCTACAGTTGAGTTTAATGACCTGCTCGATTGCGCAACTCAGTTGAACCAAAACAACACCAGTAAAATTGGTGGATCATTTATTGCTGTCGCTTCACCAGAAGTGATCAGTGACCTGATGAAAACCAGTGGATGGCAGAATGCCGCGAGCTACTCAGCAGTGGAACAACTTTTCTCCGGGGAAGTTGGACGCCTATGGGGTAACCGCGTGATTTCCAGCACTAACGGATTTCTCAGTGATGGTAGCACTCAGCATGCTTATGATGCGTCTGGAACAATCCATTCGACTCTAGTGCTTGGTGCTAATGCTTACGGTGTAACCGATATTGCCGCTCAGTCTCCTTACTCACCTAAGGTGATGATTGCAGACGGTGCCGACAAGTCGGATCCGCTCAACCAGCTAACCAAGATTTCTTATAAATCTTACTACGCTGCGGCAGTGCTTCAGCCTAAGTATTACGTTGAGATGTATTCCAAGACTGCTTTCGCTTAATAACGAATAGCTAACAACCGGGGGAGGTAACTCTCCCCCGGCTTTTTGAAATGCCTTTATATGTTTTTAAAAATAAATCTGGTAGCACTATTGAGAAGGTAGTGCCCAGGGGGACTAATGAGATTACGGAAAACGGGGATAAATTTACCCGTGAAATCGTGACCGGGTTCGGTGTTTCAGGGGTTGCTTCTAACCCAAATGATTACACTTCTCAAATTAAAGCCGGCTACCATGAGCTAGAGAATGCGGGCGGAAGATGGAAGAGCGAGTATAGCAAAAAACAGATTAAAAAAATTTGGGGAATTTAAGAAATGGCATCCAGCGACTCATTACAAAATAAACAAATTTCGGCAACTTATAAGGATGTCCTACAGGTTCCGAACAGTAACAGTGGTGTTGACGGAACAATAAGAACCGTTATGGACGGGGAAGGCACGGAGAGTGCTTTGCAGGTTTCAACTGCCGGCGTTAAATCAACCGGCACCCTTGAGTCCACGGGTGATGCAACAATTGGGGGTACTCTTACCATTGGATCCACTGCGCTTACTTCGACTGCTACTGAATTAAATTTATTAGATGGCATTGTTTCAATTGACACTGATCTTTCCTCTGTAAGCGCCAGTGACGATACCCTGGCTTCCGCTAAATCCGTTAAGACTTATGTAGATGCCCAAATCTTAACCAAAGATAACCTGGATGAAATAGCAGAGGGAACCACCAACAAACACTTTACTGCCTCTGATGAGACTAAACTTGATGGCATTGAAACCGGAGCTACTGCCGACCAGACCGATGCGGAAATTCGCGCAGCAGTCGAGGCAGCTACGGATTCAAATGTTTTTACAGATGCAGATCATTCCAAACTAGACGGTATCGAATCCAGTGCAGATGTCACTGACAGCACCAACGTAACTGCCGCTGGTGCATTAATGGACTCTGAGCTAACTGACCTAGCTGGCGTAAAGGGTGTCACCATATCAACCCTTCAGCCCAAACCATCTGAAGGTGCGTTCGTTGATGGAGACAAGACAAAGCTCGATGGGATTGAATCCGGTGCAACTGCTGACCAGACGGGTGCGCAGATTAAAAGTTTATACGAAGGCGAGTCAGACACTAACGCTTTCACGGATGCTGACCACACCAAGCTCGACGGTATTGAAGCCAGTGCTACCGCAGACCAAACTGATGCAGAGATTCGTGCTGCTGTTGATGCTGCTACGGATTCAAATGTTTTCACTGACGCAGACCACTCCAAGCTCGATGGCATAGCATCTAGTGCCAACAACTATAGTCACCCGAATCATAGCGGGGAAGTCACCTCAACAGGAGATGGTGCTACGGTTGTTGCTGATGACGTAATAGATGAGGCTAACCTTAAGGTCGATAACTCACCTACCGATGATTATGTTTTAACTGCTAAATCGAGTGCCGCTGGCGGATTAACTTGGGCGGCAGCTTCCGGTGGCGGAGGAGGCGGAGGTAGTGGCACGGTTAATACAGGGTCCGATGGATGCCTCGCTTATTACGATGGAGCAGGAACAGCAGTTAATGATGCGTCCACGCTTGTCTGGGACGATGTAAATTCTCGCTTGGGCATCGGCACTACGGCTCCGTCTGCCCCCCTTGACGTTGTTGGGTCAGGGACAGTAGCTCAGTTAGAGTCAGATTCAAGTCAGGTTCTTTTGCAATTCATCAACACTGGCAGCGGAAACTATGAGGGCATAGGATCAACAGGAAATAGGATATCAGTTTTCACAAACAATAGCGAAAGGCTGTCGATTGATAATAGCGGTAACGTAGGGCTGGGTACTACGGCTCCGTCCTACAAAATGCACGTTGCAGGAACCGCTTACGCTGAAACGTATTACTCTCTTAATGGATATGGTTCTAATGGTAACAACCTCATAGACTTTGATAGCAGCAGTAATTATTGCGTCATCAACACAAATGGCTCCGAACGGATACGGATTGATTCGTCGGGTAATGTCGGCATCGGGGATGCGGCTCCTGACGGAAAACTATCTATCGCAGGTGTTACTGGAACTAATTTTGGAGACACCACAAGTTTAGGAGTTGAAGTTACTGGTGCTGGGCATAATCGTATAAAGTTAGATACGTCATCAACGTCAGGACATAAGGTTGCTTACCAGCTTGAGGCTGGGTCTGACACCGCATCTGTAGAATTAACTCAAGGAGTTGGAGCTTTAGTTTTTGATACTGGTGGCTCTGAAAGAATGCGGATTGATTCGTCGGGCAATGTGGGTATCGGAACAACCAGTATCCCATCGGCCCAAAGTCTACGGGTTGCGGGGGGAGATGTTGGTTTTGAGGGGCAGTACATATACGGCGTTCACGCCAACGCATCCATCCAACTCGGTGCGGCTCAGAATTGTCGTTTTGAAAATAATGACACGACGAGCAATATGCTCCTCTCCCGAACGGGTTCGTCAGGAAACATCACCCTCGCTACGAACAGTGTTAATAGGATGCACATTGATTCGGCTGGTCTGGTAGGAATAGGCACTACGGCTCCGTCCTACAAAATGCACGTTGCAGGAACCGCTTACGCTGAAACGTTTTACTCTCTTAATGGATATGGTTCTAATGGCAACAACCTCATAGACTTTGACAGCAGCAGTAATTATTGCGTCATCAACACAAATGCTTCCGAAAGATTGCGGATTGGTTCCGGTGGTCAAATCTCCCAACCCGTTGAAACCCTTACCACGGGGGACACTGTTGATATAGATTTCAGCAAGAGCAACCTTCAGACCTTTACGCTGGACGGAACTGAAACTGAAACGACTTTGACGGGTTCCAATTATGGGGCTGGACGCACGGTGAGACTGATGATTGATATGTCAAACGATGCTCATTCGGGGGGTATTACAACGCCTTCAAATTGGAATAATTTAGGTGATGACCCTTCGTCTATAATTTCAGCAGGAATTGTAGTTTGCGAATTAACCTCTTGGACAAGTTCAGACACGGGTGTGACTGCGGTTTGGACAGATTCAGGAGGTCTATAGAAAACAACTAAACTAAACTAAAATATTATGCCAACAAATGAGTATAAAATAACGAGGCTGGAAAATAGACGCATGACCTTGGATGTCGGCGGGAATTTGACAGACAACGTGGTGACATCGGTCGTCGCAGCGATGACAGCAACTTGCCCGGAAGATGGGTACAGTGACATGATTGATGCTGAAATCAAGCTGACGGTTGACCCTGAAAACTTCATTCAGTTCAAGGATTTAACACCTGAATGGCCGATGGCAATCGCTGAGAGATATGCAGAAGAGAATAATTGGAAAGAGCAACTCGATAAGCGGATTGAAGCCAAGCGGATTAGGCCAATGAGCGGTCCTTGGCCTTGGGAAGAAGCACAGGAGAAACCCGCTGAATAATTTTACAGGATAATCGGGTGGAGATTATGAATGATTTAGAATGGTTGAAAGTGTTCGGAGTGAACGGAGGCGTGTTTGCAACTGTATCCTTCTCTGATCTGGAGGTCATTCTAAAAGTAGTAATGCTTTTCCTCACTTGCATTTGGACGGGCATAAAAATCGTTAAACTCATAAAAGAAGAATGAAAGAAAAACTAAAGAGTAGAAAACTGTGGATTGCTATTGGTGGAGTCCTGACCGTCATCCTTACGGATTGGGCATCATTGTCACCGGAACTCGCTGACCACCTCGTCACTGGTCTTGTTACAATTGTCGTCGCCTATGTTGGCGGGCAGTCGATTGTTGATGCCGCAAAAGAAGCAATGGTCGGCAAAAACAAAGACCAGTAATGTGGGCAGGGCTGATAAAAGCAATACTGGAATGGCTAACCAACTTTGCACGAACCGAAATCAAACAAGATGTTAAAGCAAGTGATGCAGAAACTGAGCCTGAGATTCGCAATAGCTTTCGCGATTCTATTCGCAAGCGGTTGCGGGACAACGAGGGTTGTGTTTGTTCAGGAGAGTGCAGATGTAGTGAGGATCGGGCCGGACGTTAAAGGAAAGGTCTACTTCCGCAAAGACGGAGAATGGGTGTTGAGTAAAAATAAAGTAACGCTACCAGAAGGTTGGTATGCGGGTGCACTAGGAGACGACGAATAAAATAAAAAAAGGGAAACAGAATGCCTGACATTACAAAAGGAAAGACATTTAGCTCAGGGGATACGGTCACTGCTGCCGACTTAAACAACCTGGTGGATGATGCTTCGATCAATAACAATGCAATAAATTCCGATAAAATTGCTTCAGGTGCCGTAACTAATGCAAAGGTGTCAACTTCTGCTGCAATATCCTTTAGTAAGCTGGAAACCTTAGCAACTGGAAGTGTGATTGTTGGAGATTCTGGATCCGCAAAAGGAGTCGCCCTTTCAGGAGATGCAACTATAGATGCAGCAGGGGCATTAACAATTGCAACGGGGGCAGTTGAAACAGCAATGATAGCTGACTCAACTGGCTCATCTGATGGTGTTACAACCGCAAAACTGGCAACCGGAGCTGTCTCAGGCCCAAAGATTGCAATGGGCAGTGATGCTCAGGGTGATATTTTGATAAGAGGCTCATCTGGTTACGAGCGTCTTGCTGCTGGCACAGCAGGTCAGATTCTAAAGACGAACGGAAACTCTTCCAATCCTGTCTGGACTGACCCGCCACCAAGCATAACAGCAGCAGGACTGTCCATCACTGAATACACATCTAGCACGACATGGACAAGACCACAGGGGGTTACTTTGATTCATGTAATCGTGCGCGGTGCTGGTGGTGGAAGTATCTCTAGGATGGCCGGAGGTAATGGTGGCTCTAAAGGTGATTTTATTGATGTTAGCGGCACGTTGGGCGGGTCAAATAATGATGAAATTGAAATAACCGTTGGAGCAGGAGGGTCGGCTGGATACGGAACACCGGGATATGTTGGGTTCTATGGTGCAGGTGACGGAGGTGATACCACATTTGGGGTGAGTGGTTCTGACCCGTTCTTGACGGGCGGTGGTGGCACTGGTGCTGGTTTAATTGGTTCAACTGAGTCGGCTGGATCGGATGGTTCTTCCTCATCGGAATCTGGTCGCAGCATTGGCGGGAGTGGCCATGATACCTACGGAGCGGGTGCCAAGATGGGTACATGGGAAGACCCCGGCACGCTAAATCACTACATTACATCTGGAATCGCTGGAGGTTCTGGTTATGTTGTTGTAACGATAATTGGGTAAAATGACTAAAACAGCAATAGCACAATTTGTGGCAGATAAGGTTCAGAAGTCAGACACTGGATCCTTAACACTCTTAAAATCATTTATTGATCGACGGTATGAAATGATTTGGAACTCCGGTCTTTGGCGTGAGTCCCTGGGCACGACATCTTATTCAGTCGCTAAAGATACCACTGATGTAACCTTAAATAGTGCGGTTCAATTCCCGGTAGCAGTTTCATGGAATGATTCTCAGATTGGGCCAATCGATTATGAAACAGTTTTTCAGATTAACCCTGAGCTATTTGATGAGGCAGGTACTCCCACAAATTTCATCACACTTCCGAATGATTCAAGTGGTAATGCTGTTATTAAATTAATTCGTAAACCAGACAAAGCTAAGACTCTGCTGGTGCTTGGAAAGTTAAAAATAACTGCCCTGGGGGATAGCGATTCCCCTAAGATAAACGGAATAGACTCAGCACTACTCGCTTATGTTGAAGCTGATATGCTGGAGCACATGAGGCAGTATGGTAAGGCCCAGGTTAAGCAGCAGGAAGCTGCCGGGGCAATGATGTTAATGCGCGATCTTGAAACCGCGCAATCTGCAAAAATCTCAAGACTTGTACCAACCATGCCGGGTGTTTGGGATATAAACGATTTTAGTTGATGCCTATATTGTATAACGACAGTTTAGATGATCAGATTGCATATGATGCTTGCCAATCATTTACCGGCGGGCAGGTATCAAATGTGCGTTCTAATCTTTTAAGCCCTATACAGTATTCAAAAGGGGTTAATGTTGATATTGATCGATTCGGATCAATTGTTACCAGAAGAGGCTTAACCACAGATGATTACGGTGGGCTTTATACATGGGGGGAATATGACACTAACTGGGGTAGCTCGACAGATTCATGGGGTTCAGTGGCGACCCCAAAGATAGACTCTATTTTCTATTTTGATACCCCACTCATTGAGCAACTTGTTGCCGTATCCGATGAAAAGGTTCACAAGAACACCGGGACAACATCATGGGATGAGGTTAGTGGTTGGACACCCACCAGTGACAGAAATGTAGAGGCTGCCCAGTTAGTCGATAAACTCTACATGACTGACGGTGTTGCAAATGTAAGAAGTTACGATGGTTCATCTTTCACTGATGAAGGGACCGGCACAGATAACCCTCCAATCTGTAAATATCTCGTAACCCACACCAACCGACTCTTCGCCGCCGGTTGCTCAGTCCCTGATGCCCTTTATTGCAGTGATTTATTGGATGGATCCACCTGGGACATTGTAAACAATCAGATCAGAATCGGCGGTGACTCAGGTGACCCCATTACTGCCATTCATCCCTGGATAGGAGTTAATCTGGTTGTGTTTAAGGAGAGGTCGATTTTTAACGTGGTTGCTGATCCACAGGCAACTAATGCTAGTTCATGGAAAATAGAAAATATAGATACCCGGATGGGTTGCGTTTCCCAGAGATCCGTTGCGCAAGTAGGTCAGGATCTTTTCTTTTTGGCACCTGATGGAATTAGAACTGTTCGCAGTATTTTGGAAGGAAACGCCCAGGCAATTAGCGAGCCTATCAGTGTGGGCATTCAGGATGTTATTGATGAAATAAACTGGAACGCCGCAAGGGATCAAGCATGTGCAGTTTCATGGCGAAACCACTACATTTTAAGCGTACCCACAAAATCAAGTACGACAAATAATGTGTGCATTGTTTACAATACTGTAGCTAAGGCTTTTGTGGGAACTTGGACCTGGGACTCTACTCAATTCACGGTATCCGCATTCAACGGCGACTTGCAGTTAATTCAGGGAACAGAGTCAGGCCAAGTTTTCGCATACCAGGATGACACTCAGCCGGCTAATCAAGTCCTTTCCACTTACCAGGATGCCGGGGAGGATTATGAGTCTTTTGTTATTACTAGAGGAATGAGTTTTGGTGAACAATTTAGCGAGCTTCTCCCGAACCATGTTGAGGTGGAACTGAAGCCGGCTATTGCCGACAAGGTTAATGTGCGAGCCATTATTGATGATGGTTCTGATTTAGTTGTAAACCAAAACCCAATAGACACATTAACCAGCACACTTACCCTGCCGTTTGATTTGCCGGCAACATTTGAGAAAACTGTTCCAATTAAGGAAAGTTACAACATGATGCAAAATGGTCCATGCCGTGAGTTGCAATTTAAAGTGATCACTAATTCAGGAAAAATGCATCTGAGAGGAATCAGGTCTAGTTCATTTGTTAACACAATTAATCAGGAGACATGAGTGGAGGAGATTATTCGATTAATGAGGTCGTTACGTTTATCCGACAAACGGATAGAAGGGGGTGGTGTTTTGGGGAGTGGCCGAGTGATATGCTGGAAATTTACCTCAAATGGCACCACCAAAATGGAAGTCTGGTCGTCGTCGAAGAGGATGAAAACTTGGTCGCGGTTGCGGTTGGGACGCAGATGTCTGAAGATGATATCGATAAGCACTGGGTGCCATGGAATGAGTCCGGTGATGCTTTCTATTTCTCGGACTTGCTGGCGAAGAAGAAAGAAGCAGTGGCGGCATGTTTCGACGAATTTATTGAACGAGTTGGCAACCACAGATGGAAGGAAACTAAAATCTTTGCGCTCAGGGGAGGGCGGAAGCGTAAATATAAACCGGCGTATGTGGAGAAATGGTTAGAGGTACTGTAATAGATGGGATTGGTTATGAGCATAAAGTTCCAACAGCAAACGTGGAAATGTCTGAACCATATTTACCTATTGGGGTTTGGTTCGGGATTGCTTTCAGTAACGGCAGGAAACTTGGCCCATGCGCATGCTGGGTGTTACCACATCAACCGGAAATTTGTGAATCATATATAGCAGGATGGGAAGGAAGTCTTTACGGGGAAGAACTGGAGATAAGAGACATGCGGCAGGTGAGTCGCGGAGAAATGAAAGCAATGTACGATAGGGCACTTTTAAATGAATGAATTAATGGATCAATGCAAGGAAGCGGCACAAAGCATTGTAGCCGCATATCGTCAAAACTGGTGGGCTGCCACTAATGCCGTTAATAAAGGCACACCCCCGCCCCCACCTGATTACTCTAAGGCAACCGAGAAAGGTATTATCACCGATATTAAAACACTGCCGGCTCGGAAGATAATTGAGGGGTTAGCTAAGAAGGGCGGAAAAGGTCGAGTTAAAGTTGGTGATGAATTTATTGATGTAGATTTCACGGATTACGGTGATCTGGACCAGCAGGAAATTGAATTGGAAGCAATGCGCATTAGTTCTGATGCGCTTGCCGCCATGAACCTGGATATCCAGCAACGCTACGGTGAGGCATACAATATTGAGCAATTAGAAAGAATCAAGGAAGCGGATCCGGTTGGCTATGAGTTACGTCAAAAATTAGCTGAAACAACTTTATCAGAATTAAATGCCGGCAGGGAACTTGGTGCAGATGCAGCAAGACAGGTCGAGCAGAGTGTCCGGGGAGCACAAGCTGCCAGGGGCAATGTTTACGGTGCAGCAAACATCGGCCAGGAGGCGCTGGCTAAGTTTGACGCCGGTCAGAGGCTTTTGACGCAAAGAATGTCCCAAGCTCAAGCATATGCGCTAGGAACCCCCATTACGGCTCAATACGGGGCAATTAGCGGGGCACAGCAAGGGGCAGCTAACTTTGCACCAATGCAATTGCAACAAGGTCTTGCCCAGAACCCGAATGCCGGTGCGCAATCCGCGCAGCATGCAATGCAGGGATATAGCACTTACGTCCAAGGTATGGCTAATCAGTCTAATCCCTGGATGGAAGGTTTAGGAATGGTTGCTGGTGTGGGTGCTTCAATGGCAGGTGGTTGGGCTTATGGAGGA